CTGATCGTGTTCCAGGAGGCGCTCTCTGATCGCGTGATTCTCGCCACCGTCTGCCACGTCAAGCGCTTTCGACGCGCGAGCGCGTATCGCTACGGCATCCGTCTTGCCGAGCCGATGCTCGACTACGCCCCAGGGATCAAGCACTTGCAGGGCTGGCAGCGGCGCGATACACTGTAGTCAGTGCGAACTAAGCCGCCATACGAGCCCAGCGACAACGACCGCTGCATGGTGCGCAACATGGCCGCCGCCGGCATCGCAGCGAACTGCATTCATCGGTGCCTGCCGAATCGCCCGAAGTCCGAGAAGACCTTCCGCAAAGCCTTCCGCGAAGAGCTCGATACCTCCGCTGATATCGTGAGCGCGAAGGCAATCAGCAACCTCGTGGTAGCCATCGACGCGGGGCAAGCCTGGGCGATTTGTTTCTGGCTGAAGTGCCGCGCCGGGTTCCAGGAGACGAGCGCGCACCGCTTCGTGGCGAAGGACGGCGAGGATCGCAAGATGGACATGGAGGCTGTCCGCGCCTTCATGCAGTCCGATGACCGATCCGGTTAGGTTCCAGGAGAAGTTCCTCGGCCGCAAACTCTGGGCTAAGCAGCAGGAACTCTGCCGCGCCATCACGACACACCCATCAGTCGCCGTCAAGGGCTGCCACGGTAGCGGCAAGACCTTCGCCGTCTCCGGCATGGTGCCCTACGAGCTCACCGGCCAAGACGAATCCATCGTCCTCATCATGGCGCCCACCTTGCGCCAAGTGAAAACCGTGTGGGGCGAAATCACGGCGGCGATCAGCGACAGCAAGATTCGCTATCCGGAGCCGACTACGACGCGCTGGGAGATTTCGCCGAAGTGCTACGCGCAAGGATTCTCGAGCAGCAAGGGCGTCAATGCGCAAGGCTTCCACGGGCGACGCGTCACCATCTTCGCGGATGAAGCCATCGGCATATCGTCGGACATCTGGGACGCTATCGAAGGCATCCGCTCTGCTGGCGACGTGCGCCTCGTGACTCTCTGCAATCCGACCGTGCCCGCGGGCCCGGTGTACGAGAGCTTCACCAAACTTCGCGGCACGCCTGGCCATTGCTGCATTACGATCTCCGCATTCGACACGCCGAACCTGGCCGGTCTGACGCTCGAATCGTTGATGGCACTCCCCGAGGATCAGCTCGACTATGCGCCGTTTCCGTGGCTCACCCGGCGACGGTGGGTACGCGAGATGTATCACAAGTGGGGGCCGCAGAATCCGCGGTTCCAAAGTCGCGTGCTCGGCGAGTTCCCCCAGCAAGGCCAGTGGGCGGTATTCTCCCTGGCCTGGATCGAGCGCGCCGACCGAGAGCCCAATGCGGACGAACATCGCGCGTCTAAGGGATGTTACATTCAGGTGGGCCTGGACGTAGCGGCCGGCGGCGATGACGAAACGGCGGCCTGCGCCCGCGTAAATGGCACGATACTGGCGCGAGACTCCTGGAGCGAGGCCGATCCGCGTGGTTCTGTCGTCCGCTGGCTGCGCGGACTATCGGAGCGCTTCCGGCTGCCGGTTGGGCTCGTGGTAGTGGACACGGTGGGCGTCGGCCACGGCATGGCGCTGCATATTGCCGACTGCGGATTCCCGGTGTTCGGCTTCAAGGCAGGGTCGAGCCCGATGGACAAAGAGCAATTTCTGAACGCCAAAGCGGAGTCGTATTTCAGATTGCGCGATTGCTATAAAGAGAATTATATCAGTCACTTATCGGACGCCATCGACGAAGACACGAAGGCGCAATTATCAGGCGTAGAATATCGCGAACTCTCCCACGGTCAGATCCAGGTAGAGCCGAAAGAGGATGCGCGGAAACGCGGCGTGCAATCGCCGGATCGTGCGGAAGCTGAAGTCATGGCGTTCTGTCGAGTGGTACCGCAGCATCAGGGCGGCCCGATAGTACCAGGTGGACTGCAAATCTCACCGATCTGAGTTCCACGTGAAACACTCTTGACTTTGATAATTTATAGCCGTACAATCCAAAGCGTTATGTATTTTCTCACAGTGCCAATAGCAGACCCGAAACTCCACGCGGCGATCAAGACGAGCGCAGCGCGCGAAGGAATGAAGCTGAAAGACTGGGTGATAGATTCGCTTCGCGCAGCGCTCCACCCGAGCGACAAGAAAGAACTGGAGCGCAAATGAGCGAAGAGAACCAAGCATCTTTTACCGGCTGGGCGCGCGTCGAAGTAATGGGCCATCAGACGCACATTGGATTCGTGAAAACTGAGGCATACGGACAGGCGGTCATGTTCCGCGTAGACACGCCGGAACTCCCCGAGCGAGAGTATGTCTTGACCGAACCGGCCTACGTTAGCACCGTCTGGACTCGGGCGGGAGCAACCGTGCGCCGCATTGCTCGGCCCGGTTGCAGTGTACTCGTCGGGGCCGGATCAATCTATCGCATCATCCCGTGCACTGAAGCCGCCGCGCTGAAAGCGATTGACGCCGATGAGCGCGCCGTCCTGAAGCTCGTCTCTCTGCCGGAATCCGCTGCATTGCCGCCGGGCGAAGAACGCGACGAAGCTGGCGACGATCCATTCGAGCCAAACGATAATGACGAAGACGAAGATCGGAATGACGAATGATCCGCCGACTGAAGCGCCGATGGTGCAAGATGCTGCACAGCGCGATCTACTTTGCCGGCGGTCGCACGTACCAGTGCCGGACCTGCGGAGAGCGGTTCCCGAATCCAGCCGTTCTGTCGCATCGCGCCGGGGTGCGGCCATGAGCGAGCCGCTTGTCTGCGCCGTCATGCTGGTCAACGGGCGAGCCGAGATGGTGCGCCGGGCGGTCGCGAGCTTCCGAGCGCAGACCTACGCCAACAAATCGCTGCTGATTCTGGACACCGGCGAGCCGAAGCTCGGCGGCTATTATCGGCATAACGAAACCTATTCGATGATGAATAGCGCCGGCTTAAGTTTCGGCGCGCTGCGCAATTACGCGAACAGGCTGGCGCAGCCGGCCGATATCATCGCGCACTTCGACAGCGATGATTGGAGTCACCATCGGCGCATTGAAGAGCAGGTGGCGTTCCTGCAATCGAGCGGCGTAGAGGCCGTCGGCTACCGTGAGCTCCTGTTCTGGGACACGCGGACAGTAGCACATGAATGCTCTTACGACGAGCGCGAGGCTTCGTGCCCGATCTGTGTAGACGAGCAACAGCGTCAACATGAGCAACATGGCGAAGCGTGGATCTACGCGCACCCGCACCCGCAATATATCGTAGATGCTTCCCGATGCTATTGGCGGCGCGTCTGGGAAGCGCACCCATACCGCGAGGACTGCAAGTACCCCGACCAGGATTGGTGGTTGCACCACAGGCCGCTGTGCGCGGCCGAATCGGCAATAGCGGGAGCCGAGTCGCGAATAATCTGCGGCATTCACGGCGGTAACACAAGCGAGGCGTACTTAGCTAAGCACATGATCGCGCCGGGCTGGAAACGTGCGCCGAAGTTCGACAGCTATTGCGCGGAGAGGATGCGGTTATGAAAATCCTGGCCATCGTCTGCACGTTTCAGGAGGCGGACATAATCGGCTGGACCGTGCGCCACCTCAAGCGGCAGGGCTGCGACGTGCTGGTGATCGACTGTGAGAGCACGGATGAAACCGTGATGGTGGCGCACACGGCCGGCGCAGAGATCCTCCGCCATCCAGCGCCGCCGGTGTCCTGGCACGAACTCTTGCGCCAGGTGGAAAAGATCGCAGCCGGGGCTGACGCCGACTGGATTATGCATTGCGATGCCGACGAACTGCGCTACAGCCGTTACCCTGATGATGTCTTGGCTCAAGCATTCCAGAACGTCCAAGACTCAAGCTTCAACGCCGTCGATTTTCAGGTGCTCACGTTCCACCCGGTCGACAATGGCTTCGACGGCTCACAAGACCCCGAGCAGTACTTCCGCTATTACAGCGACGACCCGCTCAACCAGCGCATCGGCCAGGTGAAAGCATGGCGCAACGTCGGGCCCGTGAGCCTCGCGGCCAGCGGCGGCCACCAGGTGCAGTTTCGCGGCCGACGCATCTGCCCGGTGAAGTTTCTGTCGAAGCACTACCCGATTCGCTCACAGGCGCACGGCGAGCGCAAGGTATTCGAAGAACGAAAGTGGCTCGATCAAGCGCTGGGGCGCCAGGGCTGGCACGTGCAATACAACGGCATCGTGCCGGGGCACAGCTTTCTCAAATATCCGAAATGCCTGATGGAGTGGAAATGAGTTACATCGTCGAAAAGAATGTGCCCCTCCCCGATAAAAAAAGTCAGTCAGGGACGCTGAGTCAGTTGCCGTGGGATCGGATGGAGGTAGGAGATTCCTTTGTGTATGAGCACAATTCCTCCGGTGGGCTAAGAAAAGCCGCAAAGAATGCAGGAATCGAAATTCTCATTAAAGGAATTAGTGTGATACACACAGTTGGCCATGGGACAAAGTGCGATAAATGGCGGATTTGGAGAGTCAAATGATTCTCGACTCCAACTTACCGCCGATCCTGGAGACCGCGCCCTGGATGCTCTCCGACGGCGGCGCGCTCGACGTGGACCGCTGCCCGGACTGCTGGGAGCGCCGCGCGCACATCGAGCGCTACACGTGGGCCTGCCGCGTCTGCACTGGCATGCGCGTGCTCGACTTCGGCTGCGGCGTCGGCTATGGCTCCGAGATGCTGGCGGCGGCGGGAAACAGCGTCACGGCGGTGGATACGTCGGAATTCGCATTGGCTCTAGCCGAGGAATTCCATCCCGGCCCGATGTATCTGTCTACGATTCCGAGCAAGTATCCATTCGACGCCTGCGTGGCCTTCGAGGTCCTCGAGCACCTGGACGACCCGCAGCACTTCATCGACACGGTTCCGGCACGGCACCTGATCGTATCCGTTCCGGTGCGGGTGGAACAGGACAACCCGCATCACAAACAGCACTTCACAAGTTGGCGTATGCGCGCGATGTTACTGAGGCGCTTCCTGCCTCGCTCCTGTTGGCAGCAAACGGAGCCGTATCACTGGGACCCGAGCATCGCGGTATTCCACATGGAGGCGCGATGACGAACCGAACGGCTTACTCAGTGATAATTCCGTCAAAAAACATCGACAACCTGCTGGCGTGCGTTGGCGCGCTGCGAGCGGCCGGTGAGACTGCCCGCGTGATAGTCGTCTGGGATCACGGGAAGCCCGCGCCGCCCGGCGTTCAGTGCCGCGCAATCCCGGCGACTGGCGACCAGCATCTCGAAGTTTACGAAGGCGTCTCGCCGTTCTGCTTCGCCCGCAACTGCAACATCGGAATCGCTGCGGCCGGAACGGATGACGTGGTGCTGCTGAACGACGATGCGCTACTAGAGTCAGGATCACATTTCGAGGATCTTCGACCGTCAGACGGCTACGGCACCGTCGACGCAACGACGAACGTCACCGGCTATCCAGAGCAATGGCGACGGCGATTCGATGCCGCCCAACTATGCCGCGAGGTCCAGCTTTGCGCCTTCGTGTGCGTCTACATACCGCGGCGCACGCTCGATATTGTGGGTCTGCTCGATGAGCGATTCTGCGGTCCCGGGGTCTACGGCGGAGAGGATGTCGATTACTGCCTGCGCGTGCAGCAGGCCGGCCTGAAGGTGGGTGTTTCCGACCTGTGTTTCGTCGATCACGCGAGTCTAAAGAGCACGTTTCGCGGCGCGCATCCGACGAACGGCGCGCCGGGCGACATCCGCGAGAGTAATCGAATAGGGCGCGAGAAATGGGGCGACAAATGGCCAATCTGACGCTCGTCTACGTCGCGAAGGATCTATCCGGGCTCGATGCGTTCGACCTGACGCACATGACCGGAGCCGAGGTCATCGGCTGGGCGAACGATGCCGGGCTCGCGCTCTCGCGTATCGGCAACGAGATGCTCGACCGCTGCAAGTCTCTCGTGTTCGGCCTCTGTCACGCGGACGCGGTCTTCGGCCCCGGCGCGCTCGATGCGTTCGTGGCTGAGGCCATGCGCGGCGCCGTCTGCGGCATCGTGGGCATCGATCTGGCCGGCCTCTATCGATGCTCGTTTGAGAGCCGTCGAGACTCGTGGTGGCAAGGCGAAGGGGCCGGCCGAGGCTGGGCGCATGAGAACGAGAATGGCTTGGTTCACTCAAGGCCACGCTGGCCACCAAGCCGCATACTCACAGGCGGTCCCGGCGAGGTCTCGACGCTCGACGGAATGGCGGTCTTCTTCCGCCGCGACCTGGGCCTACGATTCGACGAGGAGACCTTCGACGGCTACCACTGCCACGTCGAAGACCTCTGCCTCCAGGCGCACTCTCGCGGCATCCCGGTAACGGTTCCAGCGGCAGACGCGCACCACCGCAACCATACGCAGAGCCCGGCGTTCCTGACCGACTATCGCCGTTATCGCGCGAAGTTGGCCGCGAAATGGGCAGGCACGAAGTTCAGAACTACATGAGCCGGTTGGAACTGGCGCTCGAAGACCGCGGCTCCCGGGAGATTATCGCGGAGATGGAACGTCTCAACCGTGTTACCACTGAGCGCAACCGGGCAATCGTTGACGAGATGCTCCGCGTTGCGCGTGGGGCGATGCGCGTTACACTGGGGCGAATGGCACCACACAATCCGAGGTATCTGATAATCGGGGCGCAGAGCCGCATACTCCTCCAGATGGCTGTTGACCCGAAGTTGGCCGATGGCGTCTGGGAGTGCAGCGGGCCGCCGTTTTGGGACGCGCAGACCCGCGAGTGGTGCCAGGCTATCGTGCGGCGCCTGCGAGAGCCTGCCGCCGGTACAGTCAATCTCCGCGAGGTGAAACGTCGATGAATTTCTTCCAGCGTCTATTCGTCCGCGCCGCCGCGTGGATCGCACCGCCGCTCGGCAAACTGCTGCGCTCCACAGGCGGCACAATCGAGCGCGCCCAGGCTGAAATCAGCGAACTGCGGGAGCGGAATAACATCCGCCGCCAGCAGATCCAAGACGAACAACAGGAACTCCGCGAAGCCATTCAGATGATCGCGCCCGCGTGGTTGCCACCCGTCGCCCGGCTCACCGCCGCCACCTCGGAATCGTTGCGCGAGTCCGGCGCGCCGGGCGCCGTCATCAAATGCGTCGAGCGGCTGTGGGAGTTGGAACTGGCGCTCGAAGATCGCGGCTGGGTCAGAGAACTGACGCTGGCAAACTTCGAATTCAGTCTGTTCGGGATTCATCGCATCATTGCGATTTGCCGATTATTCCACATCAAGAACCCGCTCATCAGGCGCGGCATCCAGGTTTGCAGCTTCTACGTTTTTGGCCGCGGCGTGACGATCAGCAGCGATGATGATGACACCAACCAGGTGCTTCAAGACTTCTTCACGAGCCCCAAAAACATTCAGGAGGTCGGGCATTGCGCGCTCGTGCGGAAGAACGAATCCATGTGGACGGACGGCAACCTCTATGTCATTTTCTTCCGCGATCAGAAGACCGGCGAGCTCGTGATTCGCTCTCTCGATCCAATCGAGATCGTAGAGATCGTTCACGATCCTGACGACGCTAGCCAAGAGCAATTCATCCACCGCCGATGGATGTCTCAGCAGTTCGACGTGGCTTCCGGAGTCCACAGACCCGTACCGGCCGAGGCT